ATCGTACAAGAGACGGTCATAGGGAGGCAGATGGGCAGGTCAAAACATTAGACGAACCATTTTATGTGGCAAATGGAGAAGGGCAATTTGAACCGTTAATGTATCCTGGTGATAGTTCAACAGCTTCGGCAGATAACGTCATTAACTGTCGTTGCTGGTATAAACGTATTCTTGAAGGTGAAGAGCATTTATTGGAGGGAGGTGAATAGAAAATGGGAGCAGCTTTACATTTACCAGTGCGCTTGCAAGTAGCACAAGAACAGGAAATCGATATAGATGCAATTAACCGTCATACACTTGAGCCTGTCACAGCCGATGATATTTTTACATTCTCAGGTGTTTGCTCAAATGACCGATTAGATTCTTATTTCACAAGAATGGACCCTGTAACCACATTAAGAAACTATGCTGCTGATCTAACCAATGGTGTGAGTTTATTAGGAAACCACAATATTTACACAGCTCCTTTCGGACGTTCATATGGTGGTCAGTTGATTCAAGACGATACCGACAATGCAAATGCAGTGCGCGGTGATTGGTACATCCTTAAAGGTGTAAAAATCAATGGTGAATCTACAGACGATACTATACGAGCTATTAAAGCTGGTATTACACGCGATATGTCCGTTGGCTTCTCTGATGAATCCTATCGTTGTGGTTCTTGTGGTCGTGATTTATGGGATTGGGAATGTCCACATATTCCGGGTCTAGAAGATGAACAAGGTCGAATGTCCTTTGCTTGGATTGAAAACGCTAGGCTTAGAGAAGTATCGACTGTATATAAAGGCGCTACACCTGGTGCTTACATCGACAAAGCGAGAGCTTATGTCCAACAGGGTGAATTAGAAGAAAATAAAATAGCGAAATTAGAGCAACGCTTCCAAACTCGTTTTGAGAGAAAAGATGGCGCTGCTTTTTTTATGCCTAAAAGGGAGGATAACAAGCGTATGGGTTTACTTGATCAAATTAGAAGTGAATTGAAAGAAGGAAAACTTGAGAAAAGCGCTATTTATAACGTTTTATCGTCAGAAGGTGAAGTCTTTCGCCAACCAGAGGATGTTCAATTACGCAATGAGTTGGGCGAGCAAGCCACCGTAGAAGGCGTTAAGCAATTAAAGGTAGAGGCTGAGCAAGGTCGTCAATACGCTGCGGATTTAATTGAGCAAGCTGTTGCAGCTCGTACTCGTGCTCAAGGTGATAAATTCAATGCAGAGTCTTATAAAAACATGCTTATTCGTTCTGCTGACCTTGACTATATTAAAGAGGAAATTAACGCTTACGAAGAAATGGCAGGCGAACGTTTTACAGGAGGTCGTCAAACAAATCCTGATGATCCTAACCGCAGTCAAGGTGGAGGAGATCCAGAGGAGAATATTATTGTTTCAGAATCATACAAAGGAGATGACAAGTAATGTTTAACAAAGTAGGCGGTATTGTACCAGATAGTTATGGATTATCCCTCACTGTTTTTGCGCAGGATGCTACATCTGAAAGTCCAGTGAAGGCAGGAACACCACTTAAATTAGCAAATACAGGTGCTTATCATGCAGTGAAATGCGCTGATGGTGATACTATTCAATTAATGGCCAAGCATACTGTTACATCAAAAGAAGCTCCACTTGGTGTATATGATTATACCCACAAACGTAATAATGAATTTCCGTACACAGGTACCATTGCTGTTGGTGATTCAGTAGTTGCGAATGGCACTGGTGGCGTAAAGAAAGCGACTGCTGCCAATGGTTCTTACGTAGCATTAGTTAATTCAAGTAAAGGAACAGTAGAAGTTCTACTGCCTTAATGGAGGGAAAAGCATGAAATTTACAGGCAAAATTAAAAATAGTCGTGGGGAAATCGTTGAATTAAAAAATGGTTCAGAATTACGAACTGCTATGAAAGATTCAGCTGGAAAAGACGGACGTATTGCTGGACAAGCTGAGGAATTGCTTAGCAAAAATAGTTCAGCTACTTTCCGTTCTTACCTTGCTTCTCAGGGTGTAACGGTAAAAGATGCCGTTCGTGCATTAGGCATTGAAGATATTAGCTCTCAACAGGTTCGTGCTCTTTATCAAAATGACAATACGAAGCCTTTATTCAATGCTGTATTAGAGGATGGTTTCCGTGAAGGGTTCCTAGCTGGTGGACGTTCTGATCAATTAGTTGGTCAAACAATCAGCATGGATCAAATGAGTTACCAGTACTACACATTAGAAAATAAAGATAATGATGATCTAGACCTAAGTTTTATCGGTCAAGGGGCTCCAATTCCGGTAGTTAGTATTAAATTAGATACAGATCACACTATCTTCGTCTACAAGCGCGGTGGTGGTATTGAAATCACAGACGAAGCAAAAGCAATGCGCTTTGATATGCTTTCTCTTCACTTACGCAAACGCGGTGTGCAAATTGGGCGTACAGAAGAGAAATTAGCTATTCATCGCTTATTAAATGGCTACTTTAAAGACGGTACTGATGCGGCGCCAACACTCGGGGTGAAAACAGCGAATGATTGGAAGTTAACAGATATTTGGTATGCAAAACAATATGCTTATCAAAAGTATGGTTTAGACTATACAAAGTGCTTGATGAATTTGAAAACAGCAGAGCAGTGGGCGACTCAAAAAGAAGCGAATGGAAACTTCATTTTCCTTAACGAGCTGAAAAATGGAGATATGCCAGAGGTACTTGATTATCAACCGTTTATTTCTGAAGATATTCCAGATGGCCGTATGGTATTAGTAGATCCTAAGTTTGCTCTAGCCAAATATCAATTCAAGCCATTCTCTGTTGAAAATGACCGTGATGTGAAAACGCAGGTTGAAGGGTCATATGCAACCGAAACATCTGATTACATTCCATTTGATCCAAATGCCCGTATGATTTTAACGCTTGATGAGGCACGATAAGGAGGGCTAGTATGGCTGCTGCTAAAAAGAAAAAATATAAATTAAAAGACCCTACTACTCAGTTCGCTGAGGTGACTAGTGAAGGGTCTTTTTCATTGGCTGGAGAGCAAGAGAAGGAGTTACCAAAGAATCCTTCTCAGGAGCTCTTAAAACGGATTGAAGCAGGTTTTATTGTCGAGGTGGAATAACATGCCTTATGCAACAGTAACAGAGGTCAAAGAGCGTGTTTCATTTTCTGAAATTGCTGCTCTTACTGACTCGAAAATACAAGGTTACATTGACCGTGCTACATCTTGGATTCATCGGGAGGCTCAACGGAAGTTTAAAGATGAAACAGATGAAGACCTGCTTGCCGATTTACGTACAGCTACCGTATTGCTTGTTGAGTACTTGTGGTACCAGGATAATCCTGATATTAAAGAGAGCTCATTAAGCCCTATCGAAACAGAAAAGATAGGTTCCTACTCTTACACAATGAGGGATGTTCAAACAGTGGACTCCATCAAAGAGAGGGAGTATGAAGGCACGCGAACAGGTATTAAAGAGCTGGATTTAATTTTGCAGTCTCTTAAGCAGGATATCCCAACAGGCATTTCATTTTTTTCTATCTCAGGCCCTTCAAGTGGGTATGGTATATGAGGTTCGAGCGTATTCTTACTCATCGTTGCACAATTGTTTTAACTGGTCAGAAGATAGGTGAAACCGAGTATGGCAAGCCTATTTATGGTGAGTTACCTATTAAAGATGTACCTTGTCGTGCTGATCAGATTAAGCGAAGAGCCTCAGTTGATCAGTACGGTGTGGACTTTATCACTGAAAATGTCTTATTTGTAGGTCCTGACCAACAAATCCCCAGTGATGCAAAGATAAAGGATATTCAGGATTTACAAGGAAATGTCGTTTTAAAAGGCGTGTACTCGCCTGAAAACGTGAGACCTGTTTACTCTAAAGTGCGTCTTCATCATTACGAAATCACACTTCAAAAGGAGAGTGATTCAGATGGCGAAAAAGAATCTTAAATTTGATTTCAAGATTGATGAATCTATCAAAGAAGCGTTGTCTCCTGAAAAGCTAAAAGAGGCTAGGAGAAATGCTGTAACTGCTGCTGGAATGGCGTGGGCTGATGAAACAAAGGAGATTGTACGAGAGGATGATCATATCGATACGTCCTTATACATTAACTCCATTGGGTACCTAACAGATATTCCAGCCCAGGACAAAACAGGAAAGGGTTCGCGTGTAGCCACTCAAAATGATGTAGTAAATGAACTTATTGAGGGTGCTGATACAACTATCCTGTTAACAGGTTCAGGTGTTAGTTACGCTGAAATCCTTGAAAAGAAATATAACATTATGGCTCGTGGATTAGACCGTGCTAGCGAAAGAATGAATCGAGTAGCACAAGTTCAAATCCAAAAGACATTAGATTTATAGGAGGCAATCATGATTAAGTATGTAGACCCTATTCCTCCTATCCTTCGATTTTATAAAAGTCGAACAGATTATCATATAGACGCTAATACCTTTCAATCAAACATTAGTGAAGGGTTATTGGTTCGTAGTGCTGGGGGTGTCGGCTTTAGTCGTATCCAGCTTATTTATCGTGCTTCAGAAGAATCAGAAGCGATGAGCAAGCTTATTGATTGCATCAACTTGCTAGAGGCTCAAGCAGCCTCTATACAAGGGTTGCGCGTTGAGTGGTGTGAAAAGGAAGGTAATCCTATCCCGTCACGAGACGAGGACACAGGCAAGAAAGAAGCATGGTGCTACATGCGATTAGAACATTTAGAAGCATAGGAGGTCATTTCATTGGCTGAAAAAAATGAAAGTAAGGCAAAACCAACAACTGAGCGCAAGATTATATGCAAAGGCCCCGTTGATAAAAACAATGGGGCTATTATTTTTCGCTTACCACCTGAAAGAAAAGACGGGAAGCCCTTTGATATTGTGCAAGGTCAAACCCTTACTGTAGGTTCTGATATCTCAGAGGAAACAGCAGATCAATTGTTAGACTCAAAATCTTGGAAATTTGAAGAGGTGACA